GATCGCCTTCCTCTCTTTGCTCAAAGCAAGGGCGACTTTCGCCCTAGGAAACTTTGAGCAAAAGTTGATATATATAAATCACGAAATATTCTTACATGATATAAACAGCGACTACCTCTGTTAGTCAAATCTATCAACCATGAATCGACTTCGCGTCGATTCTTTTTTATTTGACGTAAAAATGAGGCTAGAAATCCTGTACGTTCAGTTTTTGTAGCTTCATCAAACGTCAGAGGTATGTTTTGGCAAAAACGGAGAGTTGGCTAGGAATAATTAGCAACCACGTTCATTTTGTCAGGATGTACAGGCGAAGATATCCAACCGGTATGAGAGTGACTGCGAGCACTCTCATGCGTTAAACGAAAGGAGCTGAAAAATGGCAGCGAAAAACAAACAGATCAAAAAAATCATTAGCTGGGTAGCTGGACTACCAGCCGCAATAATCGCAATGAGCGAGCCAACAGACTTGCGCCTCTGGTGGGTGCAGTTTGCAGCAATTGCGGTGCTAGCAGTCGTGCTGTTTGCGAACGGTGCGTTCGACGAAGCTATACAAGAATTAAAATCGCGAAAGGAGATTTGGCGATGAAGATACACGTAAACGTGATGCCGTCACCAGTTCAGCTGGTGCCGGTACATAAGCGCGAGCCACTCGATAGAGTTATTGACAGACTGCGCGAGTTGGACGACCACGATTTTGATAAGTCGGTCAAAACGGCGAAGTGGCTGCGGATTTTCGACAAAGGTATGAAGTGGATTGAGGGCAAATTTTATGGACGAAAGTAGCTTGTGTGAAAAATTGGAAAACCTAATCGATCCGACATTTCTCGACCGAGCTTTGGCGGGGGAGGCGTAAGTGGAAAAGCCTATTGAAAACGTCAATCACTGGTCATACTCATCAGCTAAAAACATCTATCACAGCGGCATTGACTACGCTGTCGGTCTGAAGCTTGGCTTGATTGAGAAAACCTACGGCAAAGCTGTAGACATTGGCAAGCTGGCACACGCACACCTACTTGGCGGCGAGCAAGAGTTTGTAGTCAAACAATATCCAGACTATCGCACAAAAGAGGCGAGAGACTGGCGCGACGCACAGACACTGCCGATCATTGATGAAGCTGAGTTTGAGACGATTTGCACAATTGCTGAGCGAATCAAAAGCCACCCGCTGGCAAATCAGCTGGTACTTGGCGAGAATGCTCGCCATGAGGTTGAGCTCAAGGCAAAAATCGACGGTAAAGACTGGGTCGGTCGAGCTGACGTTGTTGGCGTCCAGGGTGACGAGATCAAATATTGCCTTGACGTCAAAACCACCGCACGGTTTGACGATTTCAAGTGGGAAGCACGCCGAATGGACTATGATTTACAGGCGGCACTTTATTCACTAATCGCTAAGTGCGAGAGCAAAGAGTTCTTCTGGGTTGTAGCCGAGACAGTCGCACCATATCGGGTCGGCGTCGCTACAGCATCACCAGAGTTTATTGATAGCGGCTTTGTGAAGCTAGAGCGAATCGTTGGCGAGATCAAACGCTTTGACAAACGAGCTGGCAAAACAGACCTCGAAAAGGTCAACTTTAATATAAACGAAACCATGGATGACGTGCTTGTCCTTGGAGATTGGAGCTAACAGTGACAGAGACATCTATTCAAAAAGTAAGCAATACACCACTGACATTGCAACAGCTAGTGAAGTCTGACGCAATCATAAAGTCGGCAGAGCGAACGCTTGGCGATAAAGGCAGGCAATTCCTGACCAGCGTACTAGCGCTGGCGAACAGTAGCCCAGAAATCGCCAAATGCGACCCAATGACGACATATAACGCGTGTCTGACAGCAGCAACATTAGACCTGCCAGTAAATCAAAACCTAGGTTTTGCCTACATCGTGCCATACGCTGGCAAGGCTCAATTCCAGATGGGCTGGCGCGGATTTGTGCAGTTAGCGATGAAGACAGGTCAATTTCAAAGCTTAGGAGCTAGAGCTGTTTACGAAAGCGAGCTGGTTGGCGTCGATTCGTTTACTGGTGAGCCAGAGTTTAACTTTAAGATTGAGAAAAGTGGTAAGGTTATCGGCTATATGGCGTACTTTATTTTGCTGAATGGCTTTCGCAAAGCTGAGTTTATGACTAACGACGAGCTTGAGAAACATGCGAAGCGATATTCAAAAACCTATAAAAGTGGCGGCGGCGTTTGGAAAGATAATTTTGACGCAATGGCGAAAAAGACAGTACTCAAATTACTGTTGGGACGTTACGCGCCACTAAGCATTGAAATGCAAACAGCGATTACTGAGGATCAGAAAGCCGGTGGCGAGTATGTCGATAATAAGCCAGGCTCGTCGCTAGAGGTTAAAGACGCTGAAGTAATCTTAGAATAAAACGGCAAATAAAGGAGGACACATGTCACAACTACAAGAATACGTCGACTCACAAGTCGCAACAATATCACCGTTCAAGGTGAAATCTCAAGAATTGCTTGAGCAGGCCAAAGCCAAAGAGATAACTGACGACGCTACCGCCAAAGAAGCAGTCGCAATCCGCAAGCTGATCACCTCACACCGTACTGAAGTCAAAAACGCTCGGCTGGCGATCACTCGCAACTTTGACAGCGTCAAGTCGCAATTTATCGACGCTGAAAAAGATGTACTCGCGCCAGCTGAAGAGGCGTTGGAGAACATCAGCCAAAAGATTCTAGCCTACCAGGAGAAACAGGAGCGACTGGCAAAAGAGGAAGCGGCACGCGTTGACGCTATCTGTGCCAAGTTTGAGGTCAATGCTAAATCGCTACGCAGCCAGAAAGCCTGCGACGAGCGAGGCGCTGAACTGAAGCAGGTATTCGCTGAGTTGCCTGAAGCTGATCAGAACCACGCTGAAATCAAGCTGGCATTCACCAAAGCCATCAACGAATTGTTGACACGTAAAGACGAATTGACGACCGCTGAGCGCGACGAAGCCGAAGCGGCCAAATTGGCAGCACAGCGTAAACGCGAACAGGAGATTGCCGAGGCTGAAGCGGCCAAAGCCGCTAAATCGCAGAAGCCAGCCGTCAAATCTGGCATTAAAACCAAGACGGTGTTCACGGTCACCAACCCTGAATTAGTGCCACGCTACTTGTGCGAGCCGAGCGACAAGCTAATTCGCGAAGCCATCGCTAATGGATTACGTGAAATCCCAGGCGTGGAGATTCGCGAGGAAAAGAGTTTCTAAATATGGCAGCAATCAATAACGTAACTCTAATCGGTCGCGTCGTCCGAGACATTGAGCTCAAAACGACGAATAGCGGCAAGTCCGTAGCCTCATTCGCACTAGCGGTTGATGGCTACGGCAAAGATGCCGACGCAAGCTTTATCGATTGCGTGGCTTGGAATAAGGCAGCTGAACTGCTGGCAGAGTACGCGCCGAAAGGTAAGCAGATTGGCATCACTGGTCGCTTGCAAACACGAATCTGGGAGAAAGATGATATCAAGCGTAAAGCCACTGAAGTCATCATCGATCAGTTTCAGTTTTTGAGCGACGCAAAGGGCAGCGGCAATAACGCTGCGCCAGCTACTGAGCGATACGCCGAAGATGATGCTAAAGCGGCAAATACAACGGCTAATCAAGCAGCGAAAGCAACCGAGGATATCGACCTCGACGCGCCGATTGATTTAAGCGAAATACCATTTTAAGGAAAGGAGAATCATGGCAGGAACGGAAGCCGGCGGCAGAAAAGCTGCCGCAACAATTCTCGCGAAAAATCCAAACTTCTACCGTGAAATCGGCAGAAAGGGTGGATCGAGGTCAAGAGGCAACAAAACGGGATTTGCACTCAATCGGGAAGCAGCTCGGATTTGCGGCCGGATCAGCAAACGCAGACCCAAACAAAATGACGAGCTGGCTGAATTTGAAAAAACCGCACCGTACGGCAGATGTAGTATGTGCAATTTGGCGCTCATTAAATCTGACGCTGAGCGAAAGGATTATCCAGACATGCACGAAAACTGTATGTATGAGAGGTTTGGAGATTAAGGCGTCGTGACTAAAAAAGCACTTCGTAAAAAGCAGCGCCGCAAGCGCAAGAAGCTGGAGGCAACGTAATGTCTCTTATGAATTGCACATTCACGGTTCGCTGGAGCGACGAGAAAAACAAACCGCACTCTAAAACTTACGAAACAGAGGCGGCCGCAAAGAAAGCCAAAAAATGGCTTCTGGATCACGGCGTTCGCAGCGTGGACATCGCGGTAAAAATTAACAATAAGCCAGCCGGCAGCCTACAGGACAGTGAAAAGCAACCTGAGGCTGAGGCTGAGCAGAAAGGATTTTGGTGGGAGAAGTGAGCAGTATCGTTTCGCTAACCAAGCAGCAGATCGCTGTATATAAAATGGCGCAGAAGCCAACACCACAAAATAAGGTTCTGGAGAATGTCAGACTGGAGGTTGTCGAGCAGGAGAAGGGTGTATATAAAGCCACGCTCATCGCTACAGACGGCTATAAGCTGATCCGCCGCGAAGTTGACGCCGAGCCTGGCGCAAAAACTTGTTCAATGAATATTCCGCAGAGCGTTATCGTTGCCGCTGAGAAAGTCATGAAAACCGACCTTGACCGAGCATATGTCCATGACGGTAAAATCGTTGTTCGCACAAATCCGTACGGCGAAATGTTGCCGATTGACGAGAGTTTCCCGATTAAAGCCGAGATTCCATTCCAAGAGCAAACCGAGCTGCGTTTTCCAGAAACGCGCCCGTTCGTCGAGCAAAAAAGTTCAGAGGCGTTCCCTGTAAAGTCGGTCGTAGTTAATCCTAAATTGCTTATCGAGGCACTGCGACAATTCAAGCAGAGCGACGGCATGATGGGCGGCGTAGTCATTCATGTTGGCAAGCATGACGAGCCGATTTTGATAAAGTCCTCGCCAGATTATGCATGGGACGGAAACGAAATTGTGGCTGGCGTTGCGCCAATAAAATCTGATGACGTATAAAACCAGATATGTAAAAAATATGATACCTAAAATTGAATGGTGCAATTGGGTATTTTCTTGCACAGACAACATGGACAGAGACAGGTGGCTGGTAAAACGCGATTGTTGCGATGATGAAATATTGCTTATCCGCGGCGACAGCAGAAACTGGAAAGCATATCAGGCATCACTAAAGCCGTATCGTGTTGGAAGTTACCCTGACGCTGCCTCAATGTGTCCTAATTGCGGCAAGTTTGTAAACGGCGTTAATCCATATGACGACGGCGAAACGTGGATGAAATAACGAATGTCAACTAAACCACTAATTTTGTGGACATAGAGAAAGGAGATGTCAATGAAAGAAATCGTAGTCATAGACGAAAACAAGGGAATTAAAAATGAATTGCCAGAAGAATATGAAAACCTCGAGGTCAATTTCGCTCGATATTACAAATATGAATTTAATTATGAATACAATGGAGTACTTGTCATTGCGAGCGGCTGGGATGAAGACGTTTATAATGCGGAGTTGTTGGCCAAAGAAACGGTTGGAACTATTTTCAGAGAAGCTCCTTGGCAATCATTCGTGATAATAGACAGGCGTTTTGATAGTAAAAATTCTGAGTTACCTGAGGAAAAGTACCATGCTACAAACTGATCGAAAACAGGTTATAGACTACATCAAAGATAATATTGATTCATGTTTGGCTTTTGCTAATTTTGAGTTTGATTCCATTGCAAGAAGCGGAGTTGACGGGACCATGCTACTGTTGCCGCGCATCGAGGTGACTATGAATATAGATTACGAGAGCCTTATTGACTACGCAAATAAAAAGAGGCTAGAGGAGTTGGACGATGACTGACATAAAACGGCGAGGCGACCCTCGTGCATTGTCATGCAACGACGGACATGACCTGTGCTATTGCGCCGGTCGTCCAGAGTGTCACAACTGCGGCCAGCCGCTATGGGACGGCTACGTTAAAGAGCCGCTAGACCACAGCGACTACAACTACAACCACGCAGCATGCTGCGACCTGGTTTTAAGCCATTTTACCTACGACGATTGGGAAATAGGTGACGATGACAAGTTGCGGATGCAAGATTATGTTTTGGTTGTCTATAAAGATACGGAAACTGGCAATAAAACTAATATCATCTGCCAGATTGTAGAGATGTGTGGCGTGGGACTACCGGCGCTTAGAGTATTAGAGACTGGCGATAGGACAAGCATCATGGGGGCATATATTACAAATTGTCGCCTTGTCCGAATTAAGAAGCCGGAGGAAAAACAATCATGACCATAATAATCGCGGTAATTTTCGCAATCGTAATACTGACAGCCCTAATCGTGCCAGCAATCGAGGACGAGATCGAGTATCGAGAGTGGCTAGATGAATCTAAAAAGAGGAGGAAGTAATGGGTGAAATCGAACTTAAAGAGTCGACATTTCGGCAGTCTTTTGACGGGCTTGCTATCGGCGACAAAGTGTATTTCAACTATCGGGATGAAAGAAGAAGTAATCCTGACAGATATGGACTTGGCGTTGTTGTTGCTGGCGGAGTAACCGAGGAGCAACATACTACGCGCCTACTTGATGGGCTCTTCGTAATATTCAAAACCCGAAAAGTTACCAAGGTGCTGGTTGAAATGAAAGATGGCGAGAACACCGAGCGCTTTTTGAGGAAGCCGAGTGAGTGTTTCAAGGTAGTTGATAGGGGTAGTAGTAATGCCTAATCTCGCAGATATAGATAATCCATACGAAGACCAAGAGCAAGAGGCGTTTGTTAAATGGCTGGACGATAACGGCTATCCACGTTTTAGAGTGCCTAACGAAACCTATACCAAAAGCCATAAGCAGCGAATCAAGAATAAGAAGCTTGGCGTGAGTTCTGGGGTACCTGATCTGTTCGTGGTAGTCCCAGCAGACTATAGCGACGCAACGATGGAATTCATACACTATGGAGACAATCCTGTTGTTGGTGGCGACGGTGTTTATGGTAAAAATCATCGTCTTGTCGCTATCGAAATGAAACGCAAGAAAGGGGGCGTAACATCAGAAAATCAGAAGAAGTGGATTAAGACACTCAATGAAGCCGGCGTTCAGACTGTTGTTTGCAAGGGTTGTGATGCGGCCATTGAGTTTATTGAATCAATAACTAAATAGGAGATTAGAAATGTCTAAAGTCAAAATTGAAATTAAATCATGGTTCAGCGGAGATGTATTGTTTGAGTACGAATCAGACAACGCCACGATGAAAAAAGCAGTTGAAGCAGCTGTTGATGGCAGCGCTGACCTGAGTGGCGCTGACCTGAGTGGCGCTGACCTGAGTGGCGCTGACCTGAGGGACGCTAACCTGAGGGACGCTGACCTGAGGGACGCTGACCTGAGGGACGCTAACCTGAGGGACGCTAACCTGAGGGACGCTGACCTGAGTGGCGCTGACCTGAGTGGCGCTGACCTGAGTGGCGCTACTATCTATTACTCGGACGGCAATTTTGACGTCAATTATCGTAGAGGTTATTTCTTGAGTCTCACGAATCTTGAAGAGATTGAAACGGAGATGTATCACGATGTCAAAAGCTGTCGTCGATGGTCGTTTACTTGGAAAAACGTTTTGAGAATCAAGAGCTGGAAGCTGAAGCCTGCCGCTGGATCTTTTGAAGCGATAGCTAAAAATGCTAGCGCCGCGTCAAAGGCAATTGCTGACGGCGTGAAATATCAGAGTAACGACGATAAATGCGCGCAGCCTGAAACGCCAGGGGTTAAAGTTGGCGACAGGGTTGCATTTAAGCATGGCGACGAACCAGCAGAAGCGTTGTGCGGCGAGGTGATTGCGATAAAAGGAAGCGAAGCGGTGGTTGAAGTGAAGCAGCTGTTGGGATATCAAGCATTCATCCTACCGTTCGACAAGCTGATCGTCATTCCGCCGAAAACACAAGAGCAATCGGACGATTGAGAGGTTTATGACTGAAGTGGAACGCTTGACTGCTTGATAAAACAGTCAAAGCATTTTATAGCTAGGCGCTGGTGAGATTGAGCGGTTGGGAGGCCGCGATTGCCAGCGCCTAATCTGTATATTTCAGAGGTAGAGGAGGGATAACAAACATGGTTAAGTGGCTAAAAATTGACAAACAAGACAAGACGAGGCGACGCCGTCAGGAGATCGGGCAGGTCGCCATTTATTATATTTCAAAACAGGCAATTATTATTGGCGACGAGCGAAAATGTAAGTCGTTGTCGCACTACATTCTCTTGCAGTCTTGGCAAGACCGAAACAAGAAACCATACCAAAATATGCTGCGTAAACTACAAAGCACCAAGGGCTTGACTCTCATGCAGGCACAGCTCATCGCGAACAGTTACGGCGTGCACATCTCGGCCGTTTCCGAACAGTCAATACCAAAAGAACTACGCGTCAATCTCTAGAATTATAATCATGAAAGATGACTTCAAATCATGTCCTAAGTGCGGCCGAAAGTATAAGCGTCAAGATAACTACGATATCCACGTGGCTGGCTGTAAACGTACGTCGCCATCGACTCATGGCGGCGCCAGAAAAGGTAGCGGCGGTGTCAAGGGCAAAAAGACCCAAAAGGTTCTCGACCGGATGAAAGAGAAACAGCGTATCTTGGATCGAATTACCAGAAACGCTGACAAGCTGTACGAGGCGCAGTTCCGACTGGCGACAGGTGTGCAGCTGCTGTTTGTGATTAAGACTGATCGCAAGGGCAATCGGTTGCCGGCTGAGCAAGTTACTGACCCCGAAACTATCGCGGCATTTCTCGACGGTGAGCTTGATGGCGTAGATGCCGAGTACTATTTCATTGCTACGCAGAAGCCAGATAACAAAGCTATTAAGGACATGCTCGACCGAGCATTCGGCAAGCCAGTTGATCACGTTGACCTATCTGTCGATGTTCGCGAGAAGCAGCCACCAAAGATCGTCTCGACTATCAAGCCGCGCAAAACGAAAGGCGAATAGCTCATGTCATTAGAGCTAAAGCCAAAGCAGCAGAGTGTTGTCGATATTATTAACGATTGCCCTGAGGTTGATACTATTTACCTGATCGGTGCCGTTGGCACGGGCAAAACAGATATTGCGGCGAGTATCGGCATCGATATTTGCGACACATTTGAGAAGACGTATTGGACAGTGTTTCGTAAGAATATTAGCACGGCGAAGCGATCAGTCATTCCGTCGTACCTGACAATGCTTGACCGCAAAAACTTCAAAGAGGGCGAGGACTACACATACAACGGCCAAGATTATGAAATTAAGTTCCCAAATGGCTCAAAGATTGGCTTTGTGGAGGCGGACGAGACGAAAGACAGGAACGGGCAGAAGATTAAAGGTATCAATGCCAGCGCTAGCCATATTGACGAGGCTGACGAATTGTCACTGACGATGTTCACCACGGCTAGATCTCGTAAAGGCCGCCGCAACACCAACGGGCAGCCAAGTATCGCTATCATCACCCTCAACCCGAATGACGTTGAACACATCAAAGAGGTATATATGCGTTGGAAGTACGGCGGAAATGGCAAGTATGAGCCACTGCCACCGAATATTCGCGTGGTTGAGTTTGATCTGTCTGATTCTTGGCAGATGCAATCAGATATTGACGCCATGATGACTAACCCGACATGGTGGGTCGAAAGGTATCTGAAAAACAACTGGGAATACCAAGACGAGAGCAAGACGATATTCCGCTCGAGCATATTTGCCAAGGCAATTGTGAGTAGTTATAAACCAGGCCGCAAGACGACTGGATACGACGTGGCACGTGATGGCGTTGACCGCAGTGTGGCGGTAGACTGGGAAAACCTAACGTTAATTGACGGCACCATCACTAAAGACTCGAACGAGCAGATAGAGACTGGCAAGCAGGCAGAGTGGCTGATTGAGCATTCAGATAACTTCTCTATTGGCTACGAGAATACCGCAGTCGACGGTGTGGGCGTCGGTGTTGGTGTTATCGATGGCGGCAAAGACCGTGGTGCTGAGTTCGCGGTGTTTAAGTCTGGCTTTTCGCCCGACCCATTCTTAACGTTTGACGACGAGCCGAAGAGCCGAGAGGATGCTGAGCGTTCACAGGAGCTGATGGCGTTTAATAATTTACGATCACAGGTGGCGTACATGCTGGCGATGGGGCTAGATAGCGGCAAGGTCAAAATCCTCGAGAGCTTTCCTTTTCTCAATGAGTTTATCAAGGAGGCACAGATGCACCACCACGAATATAAAGATAAGGTGTTTGTGCTGGAGTCTAAGGAGTCAATCAAGAAGCGGCTCGGCAAATCTCCTGACATATTTGACTCTGTACTGATGGGCTTTTGGCTGCAGTTGCGGCATGAAGTGGTGATGGAGTGGGGCGGGATTATGTAATCCGTATATTTACAGTTAGAGGACTATATGAAATTGAAAGACTTTTTGCGCAAATTAAAGTTTCAAAAGCCAGACAGGGATACTGTCATTGAGGCATGGATAGGACTGCTGATGTTTTTCGGCGTGCCATTCTGTATTTGGCTATATTGCGGCGACAAGGTCGCCACAGTGGTGTTTGTCGGCGTACAGCTGATATTTTGGTCGGTTTATTTATATAGGAGCAACAAGTAGATGGGAATTATTAAAACAGCCATGGGATTAAGGGGTGAGAGACGAGTTAGCGGCGTTGACCCCGCTTTTCAGAGATTATCAATGTTTGATCACTACCGAGCCAGTAGTTACGCGACGGCTTATCCTAATATTCGCACGATTGCCAATAAATACATGACGGTGCGGCCGTTTGCTATTGACGGCAATGGTAAGCAGGTGCCGCACGAAGTCATCAATGCCCTGTACCACCCGAACAAATCTGACAGCTCCGTAGCGTTCGCCGAGAAGATAGCTGTATCGACGCTATCGCTACGCAAGACATACGTTTTGGTGTGGAGTAACTACGGTGGCGTGGCAAAGCCTGGCGGTGATTTCAGAGGGCAGGGCGGCAAGAATATTGCCGGCTTTACGTTCCTGGAGTTCCCACGAGTTTCTAGGGTTGGCGGCAAAACAACATACACGGTTGGCTCGCAGACGTTCACTGAAGACGAAGTGCTGGTGCTACCTGGCGGCGTTGATCCAAACGATCTGTACGCTGGGTATTCGCCATCTGAAGCATCACGCCGTTGGGCGACACTTGACGACTACATTGCCGATTTCCAGGCTGGCTTTTTCGAGAACGGGGCAGTACCAGCTGGGCAGTTTATCATTACTGCACCAACACGGCAGGCGTTTCAAGAGAGCGTGGCAATGTTGCAAGACGCTCATCGCGGAGCAGGCAGCAATAACAATGTCACGTATACACACCGTCCAGTCAACATAAAGACTGGCGTTCCGTCGGGCAGTGCGGCCATTGAGTGGGTGCCATTCTCACAGCCAAACAAAGATATTGACTTCGAGAACTTATTTAAGCAGGTTGATAGGCGGATAGATACGTCATTCGGCGTATCGGCAATCATGAAAGGCATTGATGATACAGCTACATACGCCAATGCACAGGTGTCCAAGCAGGTGTTTGCTGAGAATGTCGTTGATCCATTACTGTTACGCAACTACACACAGTTGACGCACGAATTAAACCGAATCACTGGCGGCATGGGCGTGGCCATTACCTACGAGTTCGCTATTCCTCAGGTTGTCGACGAGGTCAAAGTGCAGGCTGAGGCTGATGATATTCGGATTAACAGCATCTTGAAGCTGGAGGCGGCTGGATACAGCCCCGAGAGTATTATTGATGCGTTGAAATTGCCGAACAACTTTAAGCTATTGCGTAAGGGCAACTACAAACCGCCAGAAATTGAGAACGATAAGCCAGATGTTGACGAGGGTGATGAAGTGGCAGATGCACCTGATCGCCGCAAGGTTGGCAATATGGGTTCTCGAGGAGAAGCGAATGGCACAGACCCAAAAGCATCAGCCGACAAGCAACCACAGACGCTCGATGATTTCGAGCAGCTGATTTATGACGCAACGACGGAGTTCATGCAGAAACAGGTTGACCGAGCTATTGCTGAATCGCGCCAGACGGCCGAAAACAGTACTGAAGAAGACGACGAGCAGAACGAGTTTGCTGAAGCATTACTGTTGATTATTGTGGCACTGATGATAGTTCAGGGCGCGATTTATTTTGAGGACGGCAAGCAATTATTGATAGACAACGGCGTGTCCACTGCTGGATTAACTGGCTTTGTGGTGGCAGCCTCGACACAGGAAGCATACCGAGCGTATCTGCTAAATGTGGCTCGCTCATACGCTGATGATACGGCCGCCTCAATCCGCCGCGTGCTTGATCATGCGGCATCTCATGGCTGGGCACAGTCCGAACTGGAGGAGAAGCTGCGAGGCATTATGAAGACCGACGAATGGCGAGTGCAGCGAATGGCTCGCACTGAGATATCACGAGCTGACGCACTGTCAAGCGTTGAAGCCATGAAGCAGGTGCAAAACCAAACAGGAACGCTGATCGAGAAAGCGATGGAGAGCGAGACCGGCAAGCCGTGTGAGTTCTGTGCAACGCTAATCGATAAGTGGGTGGCAGTCGATGAGCCAATCCTGAACCTGAATGAGGCAATCATTGGCAGGGACGGTGGTATATTCATAAACAACTTTGCGCAAAACGATGGCTACGACGTACACCCAAATGGACATTGTCACCCGAAGTACCGCGTCGTCAAGGCATATCTCAATGCTGAGCGGCGAATTATCGATGATGAGATGGCTGATCTGGACTTGCGATGTGAGGAGTGTGGCCGCTACCTAAACATTAAGGGTGTTACGCAGATGATCGCACAGGTACGTTGTAGTAATGCGAAGTGCAAGCATGTCAATAACATCAAGATCGTGAACGCTGCCTCGACAGATGAGCAGGTACGCTACGAGTTCGATAAATCGTAATCTGTAGTCTTAGAAATAAGACGAGGGCAAAACGCTCAAATTGGACGGGCAAGCAGGAGTCGAGACACTAACTTTAACAAGGAAAAAAGCATGAAGTTCTGGAAGTGGAGCAATTCCGTTTCATCGAATAATCAAGAGCTTATACTTGACGGGCCTATCGCGAGCGATACCTGGTGGGGCGATGAAGTCACACCCGACCTCTTTCGCGAAGAACTCAAGCAGCACGCAGGCAATTTGACAGTTGTCATTAACAGCCCGGGCGGAGACGTGTTCGCAGGTTTGGCTATCTATAACGCACTTGTGAATCATAACGGAAATGTCACTGTCAGGGTTGATGGTTTAGCGGCGTCGATTGCATCAGTGATTGCGATGGCAGGCGACAAGATTATCATGTCGCCAGGCTCAATGATCATGATTCACCGCCCGTCCGTTTGTGCGATGGGTACGGTCGATGACATGGAGAAAGCCAAAGACGTGCTGATGAAAATCGAGGAGGGTATCACACCTATCTACGCCAAGCGAACAGGACTGAGCGATGAAAAGATTGCTGAGCTGCTGGAAGCGGAAACGTGGATGCTTGCCGATAAGGCTGTCGAGCTTGGTTTTGCCGATGAAGTGTCTGAGGCACCAGAGAAGCAAAAGCAAGACGAGGGTGTGCAGAATGCATTTGGTATGAACCTTGCATTTAGCATGTCGGCCGTCAAGCAAGCAGACGCCAAGCCAATGCAAAGCCTGGTTGAACAGATCAAGGCGAAAGCAGAGGCGGAGGCAGCTAAGGCGGCGGAGTCGACCGAAGACGCAACTGAACCTGAAACGAAAACTGACGAACCAGCGGCACCGGAAGCCGTGCCAGAGGCGGAGCCTACTGACGAAGCTGAGCAATCAGAGCCGGAAGAATCAACTGATAACAATCCTGAGGAGGATACGGAAATGGATCCGAAAGATATTGCAAAGATGCAAATTAAAGAACCAGCTGATCCAGCAGCTGTCGACAAAGGTACTGTCGTAAACTACCTGGACACGCCAAAGGCGTTAGAAGATTTTGCTGACGTGCTGGTAGCGCAAGCAGGTGCTGGCGCGGCCGCCGTTCGCGAAGCGTGGATGGACAAGCTTGAGGCTAACGGTGTACAGATGGCTGTCACTGGTGCCGACAAACTATTCCCAACACCAGTCGTTGAAGCGATTGAGAGTGCGTTTAAGGCTGGCGGCCCAATTTGGAATCTAGTCGATAAAACTGGGCTTGACGCCTACAACACCGCTTGGGACACCAATACTGACGGTGCGTTGGGACACCAGGCTGGTAAAGACAAGAAAGAGGCTACGATCGCTATCGAAAACCGCGTGCTTGAGGGTCAATACATCTACAAGTACCTCACCCTGGACAAAGAGACTATCCGCAAGAACAAGAGTACTGGCGCGCTGTTGCGTTACGTCTTGCAGGAGTTGCCAAAGCGGATTATTGCAAGTATCGAGCGTGCGATTGTTATCGGCGACGGCTTAGAGGACAGCAGTGACGACAAGATTAAATCGTTTGTGTCTGTCAAGGCTGACGCTAAGGCTGGCAACGTGTTTGCTAAAACCTACACACCGAAAGCCAAAGAGAGCCGTCGTACTTCAATTCTGAATGCGATGGACTTGATTGAAGCCGAGGGTGATGTCTACATCGTTGCAAAACGCGGCTACATCACTTCGTTGAAAGATGAACGTGGCAGCGATGGTCACATGCTGTATACGCCAGGCGTTAATATCCTAGAGGATTTGGAGCTGGCTGGCAAAATCACGCCACAGTGGTTTAACGATACCAATGACGCTGACAACGATGCGTATCTGATTGTTCTCAATCGCTACAAGGTGGTTGGCGATCAGTCAATTGAGAGCTACACCAACTTTGCGTTGAAGCAGAATAAGCACGAATACTTGCAGGAAATCTTCGCAGGTGGCGGCTTGAGCGGTATCGCGACAGCAGTGGCTATTAAACACGTAGCCTAACAGAGAGGGGCGTAAGAGATGGCAGCATTGGTAACTAAAGAAGATATCGAGGGCGTACTTTTACGCCCCCTTTCTGATACCGAGAATAAGTACTTTGAGCAGTTATTGCAGCAGGTGACGGAGACGCTAGAGGCGCTGCTGGATGTCAAAATGCAGGGCGAGGCAAATACGCCGCGTCGATATGAGACAACTTGCGGCTCACGTTTTCTAATTGTCGATCCGTTCACTAGTCTATTGCCAGAAGTGACAACAGAAAGCGGTATGCCGCTGGTGGTCAAGTCAGTGAGTCAAGGTGACGAACTGAACGCCAGCTGGCTCAACATCATCGAGATGGCTGAGCCGCTGGAGGCGGGGCGACATGTTGTCAAGGCGGCATGGGGATATGGCGAGCCGTTGCCATACGGTCTGAGAATCCTCATAGCAAGGTTATTTGACACGCTGTCAATATCTAATCAAGGTAGTTTTTACAACAACATAAAATCTGAAACAGTGCTGAGCCATTCAGTGACGTATGACAACACTAAGCAAGTTATCGACCAGTTCGCTGAGGCGAACGTTGATCTACTGGCAAAGTTTGTAAAGCCAATCAGCAGTTGCGTGGTGTCTGGCTGCACTGATACGCCGCTGAGCCAGCGTGGAGTTCATCGCTATGATATTCCGCGATAACATCACGCTGGTTGCGCCCGTAGACGGTGTATATCGCCAGACGGGAGGCGAGCGGCACAGCGTGAAGTGTGTCATCGAGCAGACAAGTGGCTTGACTCGTGGCGGTAGTTACGATGCCATGACGGGCGACGCTAGAGCGTATCTGGACGGACGGGATGACTGGCTGTCATCAATTGGCTACTCGATTGAGGGATATTTCGCCGAGGTGACGCTGTTTGGCGTTAAGCGGGTGTACCGCGTTGCTAATGTGGCGGTTGGTAGAGCGGTCGTCACCAGCGGCACGGTGCAGCATGTCGAGATTGAGCTAGCAAGGCTCGATAGAGAGGTGTGATCATGCCGGTCATCGACAATACAGTCGCTGTCAAACGATTCTTTCAGAACCAGGCAGCGACAGGGTTGAACGCAATGGCGAATCACACTCTGACAGTAGCTAACCTCACCGCACCATTCAGGCGTAGGGGGTCGCTCAAGTCCCGCAATGTCGAGGTACGGCGAATTGGCAGGGATGCCATCAGATTGACATGGAAGCCAGTCTACTCGCAGTACCAGAACCGCGGCAGGCGTGCGAATGGCACTCATGTGGTGCGTAAATACACCACAGCCGGCACTGGCAAAGGTTTCGTTGATGAGGGTGTGAGAAGCACCATGAAAGATTACAAGAGGTTTTTTAGATGAATGTAACATTGGAGATTGCAAAAGTAGTGGCTACTGTCATTGGCGGAGAGCTTGGTAAAGATGTGTTTGTCGGGCGACTGCCGGCAAGCAATAGTCAAGACGGCATGGCGGCGGTTGCGGCTAGCGGCGGTGAATACGGCGGTGGTAACTTAGGTAATACCAAACTGACTACCGAGCTAACCATCACCGTAGTAAAAGCCGATGCGGCCGAGCTGTACGAGCTTGACAGCAAGCTGAGAACGGCATTGATGCAATTGCCATACACTGACGCGAGATTCATTCGTGTGAGCGTATTTCCGATGCAAGACAGTGCCTATGAAGCCTCTGAATTACGGATGGGGGTATGGAGTGCCCAATCTGTAACATTAGTTTTGAAAGATTAAGGCAAAGGAGCAATTAAAATGGCAGCAATCGATTACGCCGGCTTGAACCACGATCTGTATTTCGGGGACAAGACTGGTAAAAACTTCAAGCAAGTCCTAGGTGTGAACGACCTGGACTTTGACAACGACAAGGATGAGGTGACACGTGATTTTATCGACGGTACGAACCTCAAGCTTATCAAATCGTTCAAATCGACCATCAAGTTTAAGGTGACTGACATTGGACAGGACAACCTCAAAAACATCGTGCCTGGCTATGTCTATGATAGCGGCGAGACTATCGATGGTACGACCGGTATCACTGTTGGTACAAAGGGTGCGGTGCAGGTTGGCTTGCAAAAAGGCAGCTCGACACAGGTGCCTGGCGTGTTCAAGCTGGTGCCGAAATTAGCAGCTCAAGCAGGTCATACACTATTTATGCTTGACGCTATGGCAACCCTGAGCGACATCAGCCAAGAAGACGGTTTGACCGAGTTTGAAATCAGTGTGACTGGCAAGTTGGTCAAGGGCGACCTAACATTTGCGTAACAGGGGTAGCACGGTGCTAAAAACACCGTGTCAATACCTAAATTGATAAAAGGTAATGTAGTTTTTACAACTACGGAATGGAGGATGAGATGGCGTTTGTTCTGAAAAAGAAGCAACCTGAAAAGCGTGTATTGCTGGATATTGAAATGCCAGCAGACGGTGACGAACCAGCAAAGCACTACAAATATCTAATTCCGCGGGTAAAGCAATACAAGGCTCTTGAAGCAAATACTGCACGAGTTAATATCAGCGGTGAAGACGGCAAGGCTGTTACTGGCAGTGCGATTGTTATGGATGTCGTAGCTCGATCAATAGTAGTTGAGGGCGGGCTATCTTTAAGGGATTTGCTTGATGTGCTTGACAACGACAATGTCAACGCCCTTTTGCTTGAAATTGTGCGATTAGCAACCACAGGACTAACTAAGTTAGCCGCTGAGGGTGTTGAGGTGCGAGAAGTCGAGGCGTAGCCATGAACGAGAACAGTCAGCCTGGATACGATATTGAAAAATACGAACAGTATTTGAAGATTCAGGCTGATAAAGTTCTCACGAGCTTTGAGGAGAGAGTGCATATAATCTTGCTCAATTATCCGCAATACACGCACGAGCAAGTGTTGGAGATGGACGAGCCTGACGCTGTAGAACTGGCAAAAGCAGCAATGCGTCGCGAATGTGAGCGAACGCTGAGCCTCTTGTCGGTAGTAGCAGCAGCACAAAACAGGGAAGCGTACAAAAAAATGCATGGCACCCTGACAAAGGCTATAAAGGAGCTGAAATGAGTTTATCCGTTGCGACGAGAAGTGTTGACGTAGCCACGCTTAGCGTTGTACGTATCAACAATCTCGCCAGCTTTGGCAATTGTCTTGATAGAGCCAAGGTAGGCATATCCACAAGTAAACGTGTACATCAATCCTCGAGTAATTTTTCCCATATAGAACCATGGCAACCCATTAAAAAGTGGAATCAAGCCAATCAGAGCAAGCTTTTTGAATGTTTCAACATCTTTCATTATAAGATCCTTTCTTTAGTACAGAAATTATACCACGGAAACGAAATATGAACCAAGGAACAATAGTAATCACCTATAAGGTCGACAGGTCAAAATTTGACAAGTCTGTTTCTGATGTTCAGAGAAAAATGAAGAGTGCCGCCAAGGATAATGACGAGCTCACCAAGAGAATGGCTGACTCTTGGAACAAGATTGGAACTGGATTCAAACAGTTGGGTACTGGTATTAAAAATGCAGCAATTGAAAGTGCTGCAATTGTCTCAAAAGAGCTAATTCAGCCAATCACCAACAAGCTAGCACCGCTGGCAAGTAGAATCAGCGCAGGATTCGCAAATATTGGCAATCGTATCGCCACGTTCTTTTCGCCAATGACTAACGCTGCCAGCAAAGCTGCTAGTGCAATATCTGCGGCTTTCGTTAGAGCACGCAATGCTGTTGCAAATACGTTTAGTAATATCGGCGCGTTTATATCATCGAAATTATCTATCGCCGCTAATGCAGTGATTAGTTTTGCATCTAAAGTTGGACAGGGCATGGCGTTGGTGGCGCAAAAACTCGCCGCACCATTTATCTGGCTAGGTAATGGTATAGGCACAATCCTAGCCCCTGTCGCGCAAAAAATGATAGCAGTATTCGGTGGAATCGGCGGCGCGATTGGACGCAACTTGGCACCCGGACTGTCGACGATTGGTAGCGGTATTTCTGGTATGTTTAGTGCACTTGGCGGGAAAATTAGCAATGCCGTTGGTGGCATGGTTAGCCAGGTAATGCCACACATCAACTCTCTGGCTAGCGGGTTAAAGGAGAAATTAGGCGGCGCACTGAGTCATGTTGGCAGCGTAGCTAAAGGACTGGGCAAGGCGTTCGCTGTTGGTGCGGCCGCTGCGGCAGTAGCGATTGGTGGGCTAGCCAAAAAATCTGTCGAGGGATTCGCAGAATGGGAACAGTTGGTCGGCGGTGTTGATACGCTGTTTAAGAAATCCAGCGGCACAGTTCAGGCATATGCGGCGAATGCTTATAAAACAGCAGGGTTATCAGCAAACCAATACATGGAGACCGTCACAAGCTTTTCAGCGTCATTATTGCAAGGTCTGAAAGGCGACACTGAAAAATCAGCTCAATATGCTCATATGGCCGTTACAGACATGGCTGATAACGCCAACAAAATAGGTACTGACATTGCAAGAATTCAGGATGCCTATCAAGGCTTTGCGAAAGACAACTACACCATGCTCGACAACCTGAAGCTGGGGTATAGTGGTACTGCTGGCGAGATGGCGCGCCTTATCAACGACACTGGCGTAATGGGTAAAGGATTTAAGGCGACGGCAGAAAATGTCAAAGATATTCCATTTGACAAGCTCATCGAAGGAATCCATAAGGTTCAAGAAAACATGGGCATTACCGGTACGACCGCTAAAGAAGCCAGTGAGACTATTAGTGGTAGCTTTAACTCAATGAAATCGGCATGGTCGAACCTTGTTGCCGGGTTTGGTAATGAAGACTTGGATCTGAGTCAGTTGATAAATAACTTCCTAGGCTCGTTTGAGACATTTCTAAAAAATCTAACGCCAGCGTTATCTAAAGCAATAGGCGGTATTGCGCAGGCTTTGCCACAAATTATAACGCAATTGCTGCCATTAATTCCGCCAATTATGGGGCAGTTATTACCGGCTATTATCCAGGGAATTATCATACTGTTACAGGGGCTAGTACAATCAGCACCGCAGTGGATTGGTCAAATCATAGCTATGGTGCCGGTGCTAGTTCAAGGTTTTATGCAGCTGTTTATGGCGCTTTTGCAAGCTGCGCCGCAGATTATCGCAGTGATAACACCGATGATTCCACAAATCGTCGATAGCCTGGTCACAACACTAACGGAGCCGACTATGCTGCAGGCGCTAATCATGGGTGCAATTCAGCTATTCTTGGCTATGATTGAGGCATTGCCTACAGTTATTAACGCGCTGGCTGACGCGCTGCCACGTGTCGTTGACGCAATCGTTACGACACTGACGCAACCGGTAATGTTACAGAAATTAGGCGAGTCTGCCGTCAAGTTGCTATTTGCGATGATTCGTGGCATCGGCAGTATGCTTGGGCACATTGGCGACGCGGCCTGGAAAGTCATCAATAAGATTGGAGAGGTATTATCGCCGTCAACTCTGTGGAGCGTTGGAGAAAACTTCATTAAGGGATTGTGGAATGGCATCAATAACGTTACTGGCTGGATCCTAGATAAAATAAAAGGGTTCGGCAAGTCTGTACTTGATGGCATTAAGAGTTTCTTCGGTATCCATTCACCGTCAACCGTGATGGCTAAGATGGGCGGCTTCTTGGGTCAAGGATTTGCAAATGGCATCACCGACAGCATTGGGGGTGTGCTATCAGCGGTCGATACGATGAATGGTGCGATTTCTGGCAGGATGACAACTTCGCTGTCGCCTGACTTTAGTGTATCTGGTAGTGGCAGTATCTCTTTACGGGCCGACGATATCTGGGGCGGCAAAAATAATGGCGGCTCTAATGATGGGTATCCGCAAATCAACCAAACCGTCAACCTGACAAACGGCATCGACGTTGACCAATATAACCGCAGCCTGGTGCAGCAGATGAGGAGGGGCTACTGATGAGAACCTATGATGTGCAAATCACTAATATGCGCACCAACGAGAGTGTGTTTTTGGCGGGCAGTAAACAAGGGTTATCACACCTAACGCCGCCATTGAAAGGATTTGGTGACCCTGACGTTCGCAACAGCCAGTATGTATTTTCTGGTGCCGACGGCGGTAGCGTTGATGAGCAGTTTTATGGTGTGCGGCAAATACCGCTGAGTTTTTTCGTGGTAGTGGAGCACGACGGAAAACTTACCGAGATGCACGCTGAGATGGCGAAAATTGCCAGAACCATCAAGATTCGCGACAAGTTGCGAGTACAGTTATTCACGCCAACTGGACGCGTCTACCAGACCGTCGCCAAACTGACACAGCCTCTTGACCCAAAGATTGAGTGGCCGCTCATTGCCGACTACGACATCGAACTGGTTGCTGGCGACCCGCGAATGTACGACTACACTGACGGTGCCGCACAGAGAGTTACGCTCGAGCGGCCGCGTGACGGCGGACTGTTGTGGAGCTCAACAGGTTTGCTTTGGGAGCGTGACGGCTTGCACTGGGTAGCTGGCGGGGGACTGAATCACGCCATCAATGATGGCAACACGTATGTTTGGCCGACAATCACAATTACTGGCAGGGTCACCAATCCGACGGTATCCAACCAGACAACTGGCGAAATATTGGCACTAAATATCAGCACAACAGATAGCGACACAATCGTATTTGATACATACAACCGAGAGGTGACTCTGAATGGCGTGGGTATCGATAATAACCTCACCAGCAGCCAATATTGGCGTTTAGTACCAGGGCTGAACGAACTGATCTTCAATACGTCAAACAGTACCGATACTGGCACGGCTATTATTGAGTGGTACAACGGCTACACGGGAGTGGCGTAATGGACGAGTACGTACCACCACGCTACACCATCGAGCTATGGCACCGCGGAAAGACCAAGGTGGCAGATATTACGAGGCTTTGCCAAGATATCGACTGGAGCATGACTCGCAACGGCGTTGAGTCGCTAGACTTTAATATGTCGATGCCAGACTGGGAGGAGAAGTGTCGACGGATCGGCGAGAATCCAAACACTATATTGAAGCCGTGGGTGAGCGACATCAGAGTCAAGCGTAACGGCGAGTATTTGTTTGGTGCGGTAGTAGTGGAGGCGAACCGCAACCTGAATACCGACAACGCACGAGTACTGGTGCAGTGCGACGGCTATCTAAATCTCATTGACGCACGGTATTTGAATGGTCGCTGGAAGGGAATTGAGGCTACTGACATCGCTTGGGATATCATCCAGGAGGTACAGAATCGACCTAACGGCGACGTTGGTATCACCAGGGGAAGCAGGCAGTACCGCACCGGCGTACGACGCGACAGAATGGACGACTGGGAAGATATCAATGCTAAAGATGCGTTGGTGTCGCTAACGAATTTGCAGGACGGTAAATTCGATTTTCGGTTCACCTATGACCGCAAGTTTGAGACGTTCCAAACACTCGGCAACGAACGGCCAGACGTGACAGTACACTATCCTGATGACGGGCTGGGTATTGGTGCCATCAGGATGGAGCTGCCGCAATCTGGGGCAAACCTGTACAACAACATCATAGGCAAAGCCTCTGGAATGGGCGAGGAAACAATCCGCTACAGTGCTGAGGACGTGCTGAGTCAGCAGGAGTTTATCTTGCGTGAAAAAGTACAGCTATACAATAGCATCAAAAACCTGTCTACGCTGGCGGGGCATTGCGAGGCTGATGTAGCGGTGATGAGCCGACTGGTCGATTTGCCGCGCGTCACGGTGCGTGGTACACAATTTGACCTCAACAACATTGGTGTCGGCGATCGTATTGTTGTCGAGCAAAGCAAGTATTCGTCTTGTCCACTGAGTGGCTATTACCGTATCGAACAACTGTCGGTAAAGGTTGATGAGAACATGAGTGAAGAGATAACTTTAACGCTGGACAATTACGACCTATGAGCGAGCGATTAAATCTGGTGGAGGAGCGACGTGCCATTGGCAGATTGCGGGCACTGCTACGTGCCACCGAGCAAATGAAAGCCACACAGAGAACCAGCAACAACTCTGGCATTATTTATTACGAAACGAAAAGTGCACAGGAATATGACGCGATGATACCTGTCACATATGACCCTGTTTTTCTTGGTGGCAGAATAGTCAAAATTGAAACGACTTTCACCGCACGCAAACAACAGTGGCCGTACGTGCTGTTTTTGCCGCAGTTTTACGTCAGTGACAACCCCGACACGCTGGCGGGTGCGCAGCCAGTCACCGGCAGTATTATTGATCAGAGTTCGCCAGATATCAATAAGTTAGAGGTGCCATATCAACTAGCGTTTAGCGCCAGCACCACTATCGACAATCCGCCGCAGGGGCAGACGAAGTATGTGTACGCTAAATGCGTTTTTCTGGGGACAGATAAGGGGTCGTTCAGTATGAAAGCGAGCCTGCTATGAATCGGCTGAGTATGTTGCCTGAAAACCAATTGGCAGACATCCTGGCGTCACTTGACCGCAATATTCGCGATCTTAAAACTGGCCAGGTGATGGCATCGAGCGGGCTGGTGTTCTACGAAAGTGCCAGCAGTAGCGATTGGGACTTTAACCAAGTGGCTAATGTGGTTGGTGGACAACAGCAGGCGTCTGGTGTGCCGTTTGTTATTACGGCGACAGCAAAAAAGGATAAAACGTTCCTATTGGCCGATTTGATTATTGACAAGATGTTGATAAACAGTGCAGCACCAGTGCGTATTGATATGATGCCGATATTGAGTGATTCACGGCACGTTCGCAGATGGTTCGTGTACGTGTACGTGCAAAAGGGACTGAGTAGTGTGTTGGCACAGATGAAGTGTGCCGTGGTGGCAAATACCAACGTTGATTTAACTGTTGAAAGTAGGATGTTATGAGAATCAAAGACATAGACGGCGAGACGATAGCGCGAATCATTACGCGGTACGAGCGTGAAATTACCGAGATGAAAGCAACGCAGCGTGTTGGTGCTGACGGCGTGCGGGTATTTCGCGTCAAGTTAGAAGCGGCGATCGACAAGCGTGACGCAACGTTTCTGAGGCGGTTCAAAATCGTATTTACGCCGAAAGCCAGCACATATCAGTCGGGTATGGTCTTTAAGCTGATGGTTGGCAGGCGCAGCAGCCATGGTTCAGTACTAGAGGATGTTACTCGCTATTTCCAGCGCCGGCGAAGCAGCGGCGGTGTACAGACGTGGCTAAATATATCAGATTTCTTGGTCGACCTCGGCAGCAACACATTCAAAATCTACGCGTTCGCTACGTCTGACGGCGAGCTGAGGGTTGAATATGTCTAATCTGTAATGTGGTAAGTGAAAATGAACGATAAACGAGACAAGGAATCGATGAATCAAACACCCAAAACGGTGCGGGAATTGGGCATCATGATGACTGCACGCGATGACGTGCTGAATGAAAGGCTGAGTTCAATAAACGATAATGTGTCGCGGTTGGCGGAGTCGGTCAAACAGCTGGCTGAATCGAAAGCCGATGCGGAGGAACTGAAAGCCCTGATAGCCCGCGTGGAACTGATGCAAGGTAGTTATTTGTCCAAGAGTGAAGCTAAGATTGGTGCTGGCGTAATGACAGCAGTAATTACCGTGATTGGCTTTATGGTCGATTTAATTGTGAGAGTCGTGAATAAACAGTAAATAGGAGGCGATAATGGCAGTCAGGCAAACCTACAATCCAAATATCAACATCGGTGCGAGAAGTGGCTGGTGCTTGCAATATGTAGATGATGCAATCAATGCACCAGCACGAACACCAAGTGCCAGAGCAGCGTATTTGAACGAGCTTAATGCTGGGCGTATCGATACTGGACACGCACCAGTTGGTGTGTGGGTAGTTGGATTTTTGGGATTTTCTCGTGGCCCATACGTAGAATATGGACACGTATTTCTAATGCGAAAACGAGGTGACGGTTCAATCGAGATTCACGACAGTGAAGTGCATGCTGGGCGACGCGGCATTTATAACAGCATAGAGGAGATTATGGGGTGGTTTGGTGTTTATGGGCCAGATTATCTAGGTTTTTCGTACTGTTGTGATGGACGGCAGATCGCTGAGTATTATGATGAAGTGCAGCCGACCGATCGCAAGATGGAAGAGGACGGCAATGCTCGCGAAGAGCCAAACACCCAATCAGGCGTATTTCAGGAATTAGCTCAAGGTGATGTCATCGCTATGAAAGGTTACGTTACGAACGGTCAACCAATCGCTGGAGACAGTGTTTGGTACGTAACTGCTCGAAGCGGAAAATACATGAGCCGTCAGTTGTTTGAAGACAAAGAGTTGCACGACCTGCCAGACCTGACACCTCAACCCACGCCAGAACCAACACCAGAGCCTGAGCAAGATTTTAGCAACGTCATCATCGATATCTCCAGTTACCAAACCGCCGAAGTTGTAAACGTATTTCCAAAAGTAGCGGGCGTCATCGTCAAAGCGGGCTGGGTCGGGCAGCAATACGGCGGTAACGAGTTCAAGCTAGACCCGGATGCAAAACTATTCGTCACTAAGGCTCGTGAGGCTGGCAAAATGCTTGGCCTATACTGGTTACCGTACTTTTCAAGCAGAGAAGAGGCGGAGCAGAACGCTGAGTATTTTGTGAAATGTATTGAGGCTTTAGGAAATCAGCCTGGTGAGCTGCTATTCCTTGATCTTGAGCCAGACTTTGAGGGGACTGTTGAGCAAATCAGTGTATTCAGCAACATTGTTTTGCAGAAAACAGGCAAACAGGTATTCACATACGGTGGTGAGGCTATTATCCAGAAGTTAGGCTTGCCCCGTGTGGATTGGTATCCGAATTATGGAGAAGCAGGCAACTATGCACGCGGTTCGTTCATTCATCAATACTCAGAGACACTGACTATCCCTGGATATGACGGGAAGCTAGACGCTAATGTTTCGAATAAATCCATTGACGAGCTACGAAGCATGGGCAAGGCGAACACACCAAAGCCACCAGAATCGCCAGAATCGCCAAAACCAAGCGAACCGGATACGAAGCCGTCCGAGCCAGAGAGGCCGCAGGAAGTGCCAGAGATAAAGCCTGAGCAGCCACAAAAGCCAGAGGACGGCAAGCCAAGGGGACTTTGGCGATGGCTGTCAGGGCTGATGATCGAGCTAGTGAAGCTGATTTTAGGGATTTTCAAGAAAAAATAAGGAGGTAATATGAAATCACTAGAAGCATTAAAGAATATCAACTACAAAGACGTAATCGTACGTGCGTTGTGGACATTTGTGCAGACGTTTATCGCAACATTCTTATTGGCAGGCGTAAATCTAGTAAATTTGTTGTTTGCGGCAAGTTGGCGCGAGTTGTGGGCGCTAGCGCTAGCGACGACGCTGTCTGCGATTGCCGCTGGACTGTCGGCCGCCAAGACGATAATTATTGAGTTAGTGAAAGAGATGCAGCAAGCTGTTGAGTAATTCAGAATTACCAAACAACTGAAAACCGCCTCGAAAGCTCGGAGGCGGTTTTTGAACTGGAAAGAAATCCTTTACAGTTTAGACTGAGCCAATAGCCATCCAGCTAAAGTAATATGAACCTCTTAACATAGCACCATCAAAGCGGCGACATCTCGCCGCAAATGATGAGTTTGTGATACTAACCGCCCCAATCGTCGCACCAGCCCAAGATGGATTTGGCGTGTCCGTCCACGGATCGTTGGCGTTACCGTAGCCATTGTATGTACAAATAACAGTCGGCACCGTTCCGCTCTTAAATATCTTCGGAAATGCAATGGCTGTCGTAGCTTCTATCGCGTCAGTTGGGGCTATTACTCTTGCCCGACCGTACTGAAAAATGACAGACTCAACTGGCTGGTTAGTATTATCTCGTTTCGCTTGAATGAAGTCTGACCATTTTAAGTGTCGTGGTAGGACTATACTATAATATAAATATGCTCTTGACGCTAAAACGAATCATTATTCGACTCTATAAAGAATATCGCTATATTTTCTACGGCAAATAACGTCAATATCTCCTAATCTGTACATTTATAATCAGGAGGATTCATATGGAAAACACTGAAAAAGTACAGAATTATAAGGGCGGCGAGATTCGCCGAACAGTTGACGGCTATTATATTTTCGTCAAAGGCGATGCACACAGCGGGCCGTACGTGAGTATTTCGGCAGCTAAAGGCACGGTCGACACCACTGAGGCTGAGGCTGAAAGCGAGCCTACTGAGCCAGAGACACCAGTAGTAGAGTCTGCTGACGAGGTTGTCGATCCAGAAGTTGAAAATACCAATGATGATGCTGAGGCCGAGACGGTCGACACCACTGAGGCTGAGGCTGAAAGCACTGACGAAAAATAACTATGGCACTAGGTTTTCCTAATAGCAACGGTGGCCGCACCACTGATAGTGCGTTATTCCACGCACTTGGCAACGCTTTTGTTGGCTCGTGGATCAGCGGCTTTAGAGTGCGTCAAGCCAGTCCTATCGGTATGAATGTGCTGATTGGCGGGGAGAATGGTATACCTGACGACTTACTGGTGCGTGACGCTATGTCGGCGACATTCCCGGTGAGTAATTTAAGCACGCAGCCTGTTCAGGCGAGCGTTACCACGGCAAACAGCGCCAATCCGCGAATTGATGCGGTGGTGATCTACATCGACACAAACGTGGCTGCGTCGCAAGCCGTCGCTAACAACGAGAATCGCACAAAGGCCGTTGTCGTTCCAGGCACACCAGCAACCAACCCAAGTGCACCTACACCATCTCAGATCAAGGCGAAGATTGGTGCGTCTAATCCATATGAAGTCATCGCTGAAATACGCGTAAACGCTGGCACGACCACAATTCTCGACTCTGTCATCACCGATAGGCGTAATCCAGCCACATTGGCTGACGGACGGATTAACAGGGCTGAAATGTTCAAAAACGGCGTGATTAGCTCTGACGCACTTGGCAATGATATAGTCCTACCACGACATATCAACTCACCGTCTCTGTTAGCATTCAGTGCTGACGGTGCCAATCAGAGTGTTACAGGCAATATTTTGGTGCAAGCTGGCTGGGTGCAATTCTGGGGTAACAATACAAAAAGACAGCCAGTCCCCGTCGTATTTCCAAAGCAGTTCAAACAAGTCTTCTCAATGTCGCCGACCTTAATTGGTTACAAGACCGGGAGTAAAGCTACCAGTATTAGCGATTTTAATCAAGTGATCGGAAGTGGCTTGAATATTGAGTCTGGCGTTGTTACGAACACTGGTACAACACTCAACGCTTCAACAACTGGCATATTTGGTGGGGCTTGGCATGGGGTTTCATGGGTGGCAATTGGAATTGTTTAGGCTTTTTTCACATATTGTATGGTGACAAATGAGGTCTTATATCCAGACTGATCAGCGTAGGTTTGAATATTGACATTATTATTGTCGACATAAACCGTCACCGTGTAAGCTTGTTGATCAGCAGCGTGAGGTAAGTTGATAGTTGCGCCAATACTGTCTTCTTTCGCAATACCACGAATATTGATAACCATATCTAATTTTTCAATGCCATGTGGTTTCGTTGTTTCGCCGGCGACTTTCAGTCCGCCCATCGCAAATGTCTTCTGGTAAATTGTGCGGCCGTCAATCCACTTCATGCCGGTGTCGACTTCTGACGTGCTGCGGTCACCACGAGCAGACGACGATAAGTGTCGTGGTAGGACTATACTGTGTAATATTTAGCGAGTTTTCCACAGGTTTAATAGATGTGATGGAAAATGTCGAAAAATCTCTGACTTTTTTGGTAAAACGTGTTGACATACGGCAACACGTTTGCTATACTAAAGACATGGTTGAGGGGCAACCAAGCAACAATTAACAATTCGGCGGCAGAAGAAAGGTCATAAAAATGCTTAAAACATCATTACAACTTTTCAGACTTAAAATAACCATAAAGCTTGAGTTGATTAAGAAAACTAAAGCTAGAAAATAATCGGTCGATAAAATCAAACACTAAAAAATAAACAGCCCCTCAACCGCCGCCGCCAAGAAAGGACAAATAAAATGGCAACATTTACAGGATGGTACTACACGGGCGACCAGCCAACACAAGAATTCACTTTCGAGGCAGATAAGAGCTTGAAGGGTGATATAGAAGAACTTGAGACGGTTATGAGGAGAGAGATGCGTAAACGATTCAGCAGAAGTACAGCGGAGAACGCTACAATCGAGAACATCAGCATCGAATTGGATGAAGAGGCTATGCTAGAGAATATCATTGAGACGGTGAAGGAGCTAGACAGATATGAGGATTATGAAGCGGTAGTAGATAACGGCACTATATTCTTTTACGATGACGATGACGAGCTGGTAGAGGTGTTTAATACTGGAGAGGCACTCAGAAACGCGGTAGAGCAGATTGAATCGAGTGGTAACGATGAAGCTGAAATTCGCTACGACGGCTTGAAATACTTTACCGTCAATGCTATTTATTAAATATTAACAGCCCCACCCGAGGCATCGTATCGGGTAGAAAGGTACAGTGTGAAAACTAAACACATACACGTAAAAGTTTCAGAGAGTGATCACGAGATGATCGTCAAGCGTGCTACCGAGTTGAATATGACAGTTAGCGAATATATACGACGACTGGTCGTTGCTGACGTTGCTGTTGCGAAATCTAATAAATAGTGATAAACTGCAAACGCATGGTTTAAGCATCCATGTGACCTTTCCGTCCCCTGAAAATGGGGGGCGGGTTTTTGTTGACAAAGCAAAATCAGTTTGCTATAATCTACGGTGAACGTACAGGATTTTCAGCCCGCCCAGATGCAAATCAGGGTGGGCTGTCTGTATCTGGCCTCAAAAAATTGTTATCAATTTTAGAGGCTATTTTTGTTTGTCAAGAGCAAAATGGCATTTTGAGGGTAAAATGGGGAATATAACCATAGACGAGCGACGAGTTCAGAAAATGCAGCAGCGATTAGGTAAGGCGACAAAGCTAATCACCGATGATAATTACTTGCCGATGTTTAGAAATCGACAGATCAATTATGCGAGAGAGTTCGATTATTCGATTAAATTGGCGAAACGAAAGCGTAATCCACGCAAGTACTTCGCGTCTATTTGGTCGAGTGCGAATCTGGCAAAAACGGTGGATTGGCTGCGCAAACTGATCGCACAGGCGAAAGCCAGGGCAGCAGAGGAACGCCACAAGCAGAAAATGCAAGAGCAGGCAGCCTTACCGATAAACATTGACGGATTAGATAAGCTGGCGCAGATGAAGCGCAGCTACAACCTGATAACGTAGCAATCACTGCTGACATTTTGACGCCGCTCGCGTAGCGGCTTGTTTGCGTTTGCCTGTATGCAAATATTATGCAATAATCCTAGATATATGCGAGTATTTGGGAGTTTTGCGTAATGAAAGCGGCCGTCTGGCCGTATTTTTTATTCAAATTAGCGCAAATCCGCCCGCCACCGCCCATTTTTGATAACAGAATTATCAGAAAATTAAATGTGAGGGTTCTATATACAATTGAGCTTTTAGAAGTTCAATATAAACATTCTATATAGAACTGGTTTTTTAAGTGGAGTTAAAATCATGACGAAAAATACAATTATGCCAATCGAGCGAGCTTTTGATGAATATTTGGAGTACTGCGAGTTTACGCGCCGGATGAGCCGCCAAACATTGAGTGCTAAACGCTGGGTTATGAGGGATTTTCGAGCCAACGTGCCGGCTAAAACACTAGGAGAGATCACAACACAGCAGGTGAATGATTGGATAGCCGCTCAAGCACGGCGCGGTTTGAACAGTCGCACTATCAATACGCGGATTTGCCATGTGATAGCAATGTTTCGCTATTTTAGAGACATGGGCGTGGAGATGCCTGAGCTAAAAATCCGCCACATCGTCAAGCAAAAGGAGACCGAGCCAATCCGCCGAGTTTTCTACACGAGGGAGCAGATCGAGCAGGTGTTGAGTTATTGCAATCAGATACAGTGGCTACTGATTAAATTGTCGTTCGACTGCGGCTTACGGATCACTGAGCTGCGAAACTTAAGACTGATGAATATCAGCGACAGGATGATTGTGTTTGTGGGCAAGGGCGGCAAGCGGCGTGAGGTACACATGAGCCGAGAAGCACGCGAACGACTAACACAGTGGATCGTTAGTCGACGTGTTGATGACTATTTGTGGCAGAGTCCGAACGGCACATTGCTCAGTGTCGAGGAGCTGCGGCATTTAATGCGGCAGCCGTTTTATCTGGCGGGTTTTCGCAATTTTCACCCACACTCGCTCAGACATTCGTTCGCAACGGACATTCAGCGAAACGGAGCGACGCTAATGGAATCGCAGGAGATGCTCGGTCATTCAAATGCGGTGATCACGCAGCGATATTTGCATGGATTGGATGGCCAGATGGCAGCGTGCTTTGAAAGATTGAAATTTAGCGCCACATCATAA